CCGATAAAGTTTAAACGGTGTCCTAAAAGATATAAATATTTTTGTAATTAAAGGAGGATTGAGATCATGCCAAGACTTATTGAAACCAAAGAACCAAGACCAGAACATTCAACCGTAATCAACTGGACTGTACCAGTTTATATTAAGAACGGTGAAGATTATTATAAGGTGTGTTTTGACATTAAACGCAAACCCCTGAGTGATGACTCATTACCACTGACAAAAGAAGAGCTTGAAGAATTTAGCAAAATTATCGGAAAAAAGGTAACACTTGTCGAGATCGTTAATGATGCAATATTTATTTCTTACTTTGTGGAATCAGCAGGCGACTACGGCGGAGAAGAAATATCAAGCATAAAAGCCATTCTCTACCTTGCAGAACGATTTGAACTGACAGAAAAATAAAAACTTGACAAACCTAACGGTTAGGATATTATAAGCATAATAGCTCGTTTATAGGAGGTCATAGTGAAGTGTCCGCATTGCAAAAAGGAAATAGACGATAAGCTAATTGTCAAAGAGTCAGCAAGGATAAGAGGCAAGGTGAAGAGCGAAAAGAAAAAAAAGTCAAGCATAAACAACGGTAAGAAAGGTGGCAGACCACCTAAGGAGGAGAAATGAAAGTAATATTTGATATTGACGGAACTCTGGCAGATGTTGACGATCTCCTGAGATACTGGGATACCGACCCCGAAGAGTTTTACAAGAGAGTTGGTGAAGCAAAGATTATTGAAAAGATTGAAAAGTTTTATAAGATGCTCTGGGCTGATCTGCATACACTGATAATTTACACAGCCCGCCCCGAAAAGACCAGAATCGCAACTGATAAATGGCTTGAAGAAAACGGCATATTTTATGAAAATTTGTTAATGGCAAAAGACAACGACACCAGACACGACATTGACATCAAGTTGGAAATGCTAAAGGAAAACGACCTTACGCCCGACAAGGTTGCATTCATTGTTGAGGATCGAACCTGCGTCGTCAAAGCACTTAGAGAACTTGGGTATACGGTGCTCCAGTGTGCGAATGGAGATTACTGAAAAATGATAAAACAACTCGATATATTCGGGAACATAACCATTCCCGATGAAGAAGTTGAAGCTATTCCCTATATGGGAAATAAAAGAATTTTGGCAACTAAGTTTATTAATGCGATGTTTAGAACAGTTGGAGAATTTGACACTCTGTATGACCTTTTCGGTGGCGGTGCGAGCGTATCAGTCGCAGGAATTAAAGCAGGATTAAAAGTCCACTATAACGATTTAAACGAAGGCATTGTAAATTTATTGAGACATATACAAAAGGGCGGTGAAATACCGTTTAATTTTGTCACAAGAGAAGAATTTTTCCGACACAAAGACGGGAATGACTGGTATTCAGGACTGATAAAATCATGTTATAGTTTCGGCAATAATCAAGGATGCTATCTTTTCGGCAAAGATATTGAACTGTTCAAAAAAGAATGTCACGAATATCTAATGGCAAACGGATATGACAAAACACCCGAAATAAGAATAAATTTAATTGCTCAATTTAAAAAAGAGAAAGGAATTGAAGGTAGATTGCGGTTAGAGCAGTTAGAGCGGTTACAGCAGTTACAGCAGTTACAGCAGTTAGATCGGTTAGAGATAACATGTTTGAGTTATGAAAATGTCGAAATAAAAGAGGGTGTTGTTTATTGCGATATACCATACAAAAACACCGCGAAATATCAGAGCGGCAAAGACTTTGACTATGAAAAATTTTATAACTGGGCTTTAAATATGAAAAATCCCGTATTCATTTCAGAGTACTCAATGCCTGATGATTTTCAGTGTGTAGCGGAATTTGAACACAGGTCGACACTTAGTGCAATAAACAAAAGCAAAAGAACTATCGAGAAACTTTTTTGGAATAAGGTAAGATTAACAGATTTAATATGAGGCGAGCCATGAAAGAAGATCTTAGAAAATTATTAATAGAAAGAGCATCGAAAAATGGAGTAGTAATTTGTGAATTTTGCAAAAGACCGACAAAAAAACCTGAAGTCCATCACATTTACGGCAGAAAATCCGAACTATTTGAAACCCTGATTGTTCTTTGCTCAGAATATCTCAACAAATGTCACGATCACGCAACCGCAAAAGGACAAATGAAACTCAATAAAATCAAAGAGATAAACACAAAATATCTTGTGGAAAAATACGGAGAAGATGAAGCAAGAAGAATGGCTGGGGGGAAACTGTTTTTTACAACGGAAAGCAAACTTGGAGAGAAAAATGAATGAACTAATCAAAATCACAGAAGTTGAAGGAAAACAAGCGGTTTCAGCGAAGGAGCTGTACAGGGTGCTCGATCTTGCCGACGGACAATTTTCAAGATGGGCAGCAAAAAATATTCTCGAAAACTCTTTTGCCGTGGAAGGAGAGGATTTTCAGGGGTTCGACATCGTGTCGAACGGTAACGAAACCAAAGATTATATTTTGTCAATTGACTTTGCGAAAAGGTTGGCAATGTTGGCAAGAACCGAAAAGGGGGAAAGCGTCAGGAGATACTTTATCGAATGCGAAAAAAAACTTAAAGATGTTTTTCAGATCCCGAAAACATATTCTCAGGCCCTGTTACTTGCATCGAAACAAGCCGAAATAATAGAAAATCAGACAAAACAAATTGAAGAAAGCAAACCGAAAGTTGAATTTTACGACAGAATTATTCAATCAGAAACTTCGATAAATATGCAAGAAGTAGCCGGAGTTCTGAATATTCCAAAAATGGGCAGAAACAACCTCTTTAAATTTCTAAGGGAAGAAGGAATTTTGAATTTCAATAATATTCCATATCGGAAATATATTGAAGCAGGATATTTTGAAGTGAAAGAGACAACAAGAAATATCAAAGGATTGGACACGGTGCTACTGGTGACATTGGTATCCCAGAAAGGAGTTGATTTTATTCGCAGAAAAATCGAAGAAAAAAATAAAATTACTTAAATTAAAAATAAAAACCATAATTAGAGAAAATAGAGCACAAGTTCTAAATTAAAATGGTATTATAAAATGTATCTCAGAATAAATATATATTACTCGACATTAAAAATAATTAAGGAGAAAATATTGGAAGATAAGAGAATTCAGATCAATAAAAATAAATCAATAAAAATATAATTATTTTATAACTACCTGAAATCATTAAGAGAAAACTTCACTAAAACCATTGACAAATTATATTATAAATGATATAGTATATATATGGAGAGTGAGAAATCACTCAGGGTTTTTTTAAACTTTGGAGGAGTTGTGAAAATGAATGAAAAAAAAGAAAATCTTAAAAAACTCTGGTCGGTACTCGACCAGAAAGAATGGCCGACCGAAGAAGAGATTGTAGACCTTCTTCGTGAATACGACATTCTTGAAGAGGTTATCCAGCTGGCATTCGACGGCTGGGTGGAAAATGTTGCTGACGGAGTGTGCGAGCTTACCAAAAGCGGTGAGCTCGAAAGTCACTGTTACACAGGGGGGTCTTACAACCGCGATTCCAACATCGGACTGTATAGGTTCGATGCCAACTGGGTGTCGAATGGGTGTTGGGATAAGCATGATATGCTGGTCTCTGACGAGGAGTGGGAACTCCTCCAGGAGAAGTTCGGTGAAGAAGCCGATTTCACCGATGAAAAACAGTTGGCTTCTATCGGGATTGACAGGTCTGAGAGACTGGTGGAGCAAGTCCTCTTCTGTCTTGAGTGATCTGAATCCTGATGTCGTTGAATCTTGCCCTCTTGAGAGAGAGGGCTTGATTGAGCGGAGTGCTCGAGGGTTTATTTAACTTTTTGAAAGGGGGAAAGTAATGAAAAAATCAGCTATTGCCCTTAGGGAAAGCGGGGCAACAGAAATTATTTGATAATCTGCGATCTGAACGCAGAAATTGAAAAGGAAGGTGTAGAATGAAAACAACAAAAGAGGTTGCCAAACTCCTGAAACTGGCAATCCCGACGGTAATTCGACACGCCCAGAATCTGGGTGTGAAGAAATTCGGGGCAAATTATGTATTTTCAGAAGAGGACATTGAGAAGGTGAGGGCAAGAATTGGAAAAGTGGGGAGACCAAAGGGGGTGAAAAATGCTGTTTAATCAAAAAAAAATATTTGATACCGAAAATCTCAAAAAGGTAGTCAACCCAAAAAACAAAAAGAAGATCATCAAAATTAATGAAAAAGTGGATGGTCTTCTTCCTGAAAAGCTCAAAGAAAACGAGTGCATACATTACGCGAGTATTGCGGAATTTTCAGTACACGATATTTTAATTAGATTAATCGAGCTTTATGGAAATGTGAAAATCATGATTATTGCAACATGGTCGATCTCAAACAAAGCCGCCGAGATGGTTGTTGATGCGAAAAAAAACGGAATGATTGAAGAAATTAAAATGCTCCTTGACTGGAGAGTTCAGGTAAGAACCCCGAAAGCGAAGGGGTTGCTGAATTTTAACAATGTTGAAATGAAAGTCGGAAATTGCCATGCAAAAGTTTTCTGTGTTGAAATGAAATCAGGAGAGAAAATAACACTTTTGGGATCTGCTAATTTAACAAATAATCCCAGAATTGAAGCTGGAATTATAACCCAGTCAAGCGAAATTTTTGATTTTCATAAAAATTGGATGGAAGAAGAGATGCAGAACAGAGAACCGTTTGGACTGGATTCTGCAAGAGTCAGAACCGGAAGAGATATAGGAGAAGACGACGATGAGTGAAGAAATAATTTTTATAGAAGAGCTTGGAAAGTGTCAATTTACAATGGAGGAAGTTGAAATTATTCTCGAAAGAAAAATGACAAAACTCGAAAAGCAGAAACACAAAAAAGGACAACTGCTTGCAGAATATGAAGTCCGGCAAACAATAGTAAAGATGTCAAAACAGGGCTCAACACCTGCAATTCAAGAATTTTTGAAGCTAATCGAAAAAAGAGAAAAACTCGAAAGTTAAAACCAAATCTTTCAATTTCCAAAAAAAAGAATAAAATAATCACGGAAAAGGTGCGAAAAAATTCGCAAAAAGACAGGAGAAAGTAAGCTAAATGGCGGAAAAATCCTTCTATGAGGACAAAATAAAGCCAAATCTAAAGAAGATTGAAGAGTATAGAAGCAAAGGGTTATCAAACAACAAGATAGCGGAATTATTAGGAGTTTCAAAGACAGCGTTTTATAAATACATTAATAAAGGCGGCGAGTTGGGGGATTCCGTAAAAAAAGGTGATGAAAGATTTGCCCTGTCAGTGGAAAGCGCCGCCTTTCGTTTAGCTTGCGGCTACGACATCAAATACAAAGAAAGGGAGTTTGAATATGTCAAGGGAAAGAAGGTTTTAAAGAAAGTAGTTGAAAAAGTTAAACATGTTCTGCCTAATCCGGTCATTCAGATTTTTATGTTAAAGAACTTAATGCCTGAAAAATACAAGGATAATCCCGAAAACAAGAAAGAAGAAAAGCCCGTGATCTGGAATGAGGAAAAAACATACATAACAGAGGAAGAAGAAAAGGAGTATCGGCTAAGACGGGCGAAAGGCATAAAAGATAATAAAAACGAGGACTTCTAAAAAACGCTAAAAATGAGATTAACGGCAAAACAGACAGCAGCGTTAGACCTCTTAGAGGACGGTTCGACAAGAGTAGTCCTTTACGGCGGGGCGGCTGGTGGTGGAAAGACTTACTTAATGGCATATTTTGCATTGAAAACCTGCTTGAAGTTTCCCGGAGTTGTTGGGGCCATTGGAAGAAAAGAACTTAAAAGACTTAAGCAAACGATTTTAGTGAGTTTTTTCAGAATTGCGAAAGAACAGGGTGTTTTAAATCAATTCAAATACGATCGGCAAATGTCAGAAATTGTCTTCAGGAACGGTTCAATTATCTATCTCATGGATCTTTCAGAGCGACCGACCGACCCCGATTTTGAAAGACTTGGATCTACGGAATTCACCTTTGTTTTGATCGAGGAAGCTGGCGAAATATGCGAAAAAGCATTCAACATCCTGAAAACCAGAATCCGATATAATCTTGCTTACGGAGTGCCGAAATTAGGACTATCGGCAAACCCGACGAAAAACTTTCTCAAGAGAATAATTTACGATCGATGGCAGAAAGGAGAATTGCCGAACCACATCAAATTCATTCAGGCATTTGCAACGGACAACGCTGAAAACTTAGATCCTTCGTATCTGGAAACTCTTGACGAACTGGAAGGAGTTGACCGGGAAAGATTGAGGAACGGAAATTGGAACTATGCGGACGACGATCTTGACCTGATCACCTGGGAAAACATTCAGGATATTTTCTCAAGTACGCCAAAAATAACCGGAAAGAAATATCTCACTGCCGACATTGCAACATACGGAGCAGACAACTTTTTAATAATGCTTTGGGACGGACTGAATATCGAGAGAATTTGGGTGATACCGAAAAGTGACGGAAGGCAGATAGTCGAAAAATTAAAAGAAATCAAGACCCTTTATCAAGTGCCCTCTTCAAGAATAATATTTGACGGGGATGGAGTAGGTTCGATGCTTGGAGGTTTTTTATCGAACGCTGTGAGGTTTCAGAACGGAGCAAAAACAATCAGAGATGTTTCAGATGCCTTTTACACAAAGAACTTAAAAAGAGAATATGAAAACCTAAAAACTCAGTGCGCATACAAAGCAGCGCAAATAATTAGAAATGCCGGGATGACTTGCACTGATCACAGATACAAGGGAAAAATGGAACAGGAATTGCAACAACTTCAAAGATCGAAAGTTGACAGCGACACCAATTTATTTATAAAATCAAAAGAGGAGATCAAGAAAAGTTTAGGAAGATCACCTGATTTTCTTGATAATATTATTATGCGAGCTTTTTTTGAAATAAGGAGAAATTAGAATGGATTATCAAAAGTTACAGACTGTTTTCACAGCAAACAAGGACAGACTTGCAGCAGTCAATACCTACTGGCAGAGGTATCAAGTCACGAATACCGATCATGTTTCAAGTTCAATCAGGGGGTATTCCGAGGCAAGAAGAGCCGATCTTGTTTTAATCCCGAATAATTTTGAGGGCGAAATCGTTGATAATATCAACTCATGGGCTTTTTCAAGGGGGTTCACGATTAATTCCGATAAGGAAGATGATTTAGTAAGGATTTATTCAAACATTCCCCAGTACAACGATTTAAAAGTAATAGCAAAAGACTTGGGAAGAAACGCCCTTGCGGTCGGTTCATCTCTTTTGGTTGCTTACACAGACATGGAAAACCTTGTTAGATTTTATGTTCCTGAACCGGAAATGACCGCCTTTATTACGGACAGCTTCGGGAATATCTCAGAGTTTGTTTTTTTCTATTACAAACAGGAACTTGAAGGATATAGACTTTATGCCGATGCTTTTGATGATAATGAAATAACATATTTCAAGGCAACAGCAACGACAAAAACAGCTTGGCTCTCAAGTTTGCCGTCAATGGAAATAATCGAAACAAAACCGCATAATTTCAAAAAGTCACCTGCCGTGGTTTTGGATATGAAATACCCTGCTTTTTATAAAGTTATCGGGTTAATTGATGCTTATAATAAGCTTTTAACCGAGACAAACGATCAATTTTCAGCGTTCAAAGCGGTTATTCTTGCACTTAGAAACTTAATGCTGACTGATGAAGATCATGAAAAACTGACAACCGATGCAAAAGCAAAAGAAGCATACGACAAAATAATGAAGATGTCGGTTTATTTTCTGAGAGAGGACGGAGAAGCAAATTTCCTAAAAAGAGAGGTTCAAGTTGAAGCATTCACAGCACTTGAAGAAGTGTTAAGAGCAAATATTGACCGATTCTCAGGGAATGTAAACTATTCCGACCCAGAAGTCATGGGAAGGGCTACGAATTTGGCAATCAATACCAGAACAAAGCCGATCTCGAATAAAGCTCAAGATTTAACAGACCGTTTTCAGATGTGTTTCAGAGAGATGTTAAGAATTGTCAATGAGTTTTGGAAGATACAGAAAAAAGATATTGATATTGACGCTGTAACGATTCAATTTAATTATGATAAACCAGCAAATCAGGTAGAAGAAGCCACAACAGTTCAAAATCTTATCAATTCAGGAGTCCCGAAAAAATACGCATATTCTCAATTCTCAGGTTTTTCAGACCCGGAAGTCGTAGCAGAGGAGGCACAGAAAGAAGATGAAAAAAGAAATCAAACTGACACTTACACAAAAGGAATACTCCCGGAAGAGAGCTGAATTTGATAAAAAGTTCTTAACTTACGAAACCAAACAGTTAAGAAAAAACGCTATTATATACGATAAAGTAATCCAGTCAAGCGCAAAAGAATTAAAAGCGTTCTACGGTGAATTTGCTCAAGATAGTGTTGTTGCATACACGGAAGCGATCGCCCCGATAAAAAACAAGGCAAAAATTCTAAAAGAAATAGCTCAAGAAATTGAAAGAGTAAAAGGAACGGGAGACTTGACCTATGTAGCGTATTTATCCGACCTACAAAGAAAAGTAAAAATAAACCGCCTTGATGCTTTAAATTTTCAGATTCAAAAAAATGTGCATGATCTTGCAATTGAATTGAACCAGACAACAGATGAATATCTGGTCGGAGCGTATGAAAGGAGTTATTCTTCACAAGCGGCAGCACTGGCAGAACTCACGGAAAGAAAAATACCCGGAAAAATGTATAAAACAAGAGTGCAGAAAGCCGTATTTGCAGAGTACAACGGATTGAGTTTTTCCGACCGGATATGGCAGGATAAAGACAAATTGACCAGTTCTCTCAGAACAAGCCTTCAGGACATGTTTGTCCGTCAGCAGCACATTGAGCCGGCGGTGAAGCAAATAGTTGAAAGATTAGAGGTAAACAGAAGCTACGCAGAAAGAATAGTAAGAACTGAAGGGGCAAGGGTAACCGAAGCAGCAACAAAACAGGCATATCAGGAAGCCAAAATCGAAAAATATCAATATGATGCAACAATGGATGAAAGAACAAGCTCAATCTGTGAAGAACTCAATGGACAGATTTTTTTATTAAGCGAAGCTCAAGAAGGTGTAAATTACCCTCCTATGCACCCAAATTGCCGCTCTACGACAATTCCGGTGTTCGACGAATAAAAAAAGACTTGATTTTTTATTTCAAAGTTTTAAACTGAAAAAGCAATTCGATTTTTTATAGAACGAAACACGACACGGAAAAGGGGGTAGAAAATGGACTTTAAGGAAGTTAAAGAGTTTTTAGAAGCGAACAAGGACACAGCAGAAGTAAAAGCGTATCTTGCGGAGATTGAAGAAAAAGTATTGAAATCTGAAAAGGCGGTTAACGAAAAACTTGAAGCTGCAAAAAAAGCCGTCGAACTTTTCAAAGCCGGTGAAATGAAAACAATCCTTGAAGCAAAAGAAAAAGAACTCAAAAAAACACACCTTGAAGAATTCAAAAAGATTCACAAAATTGAAGATAAAGACACGAAAACAATGGAATATGAGGAAAGAATCGCCGCCCTGGAAAAAGAAAGAGAAGCGGAAAAAAGAGCCGCAAAGCTTGCAAGAAATAAAACAGAAGTAATTTCAAAGCTCAAAGGATTTGAGGAAATAGCAGATTTTTTCGTAAATGAGGATTCAGAGGCAACAACCAAAAATATTGATAAATTCCTCACGGTAGCGGAAAACTTCGCAAAATCGAGAGTTGAAGAAGCATTAAAAAAGGGGTCATACACGCCGCCAAAAGACGGGAAAGTCCCTGAAGCAACAGAATGGACAGAAGAAAAGTGGAACACTGCCACAGATGCAGAAGTAAAAGAATATTTGGCCAATTTAAAAAAGTAAATGGAGTAAAAAATGTTTGAAAATGTAACACCACAGGCGCTGTCAAGAGTGCTTCAGGTACAATTGAAAGACTCTGGAATTATACTTCCAAGAGTCACAAGGAATTTTCAGTCAGACCTTTCGATGGGCAAGGAAGTTGTCCTCGGTGGGGTTGGAGAAATTACGGTTGGAACAGGAACCACATCAATCAATTATCAGGACGCCCCGACCTTCAGTCAGTTAATTAAGATTGATTCAGATCCTTATTTTGCGATCAACCTTCCTGACAAGTCAATTAAGCAGAGCATGGTGAAAATGCTTCCATTCGTCCAGAAAGGTGCGAATGCTCTTGCAGCAGAAATGGATCAGAAAATTGCTTATCTTGCTTGTTCAGCACAGAAAAGTATCGGAGCAAGTGCAGAAGTCGGAGCAACAGAAATTATCCCGCTTATATCCGAAGCAAGGGCGTTCATCAGATCGAATTCAGAAGATGCGGAAATGGCATTTCTTGACCTGTATGTCGGGCCGTACACAGCCGAAGTAATCCGCCAGGTGATGGTCAACAAGGCAACCGACAACCAGAAGGCACTTATGAATGGTTATATCGGTTCAATCAATGGATTCAATGTTTTTGAGACCTCAAATATTCACACGACTGGAACCTTCGGAACTGACCTCGTGGAATACAACTTTGCAATGATTTCACCAGCCGCCGTTGGTGCTGTAATTCAGGCAGACCCGACAAGCGAAGTTGTCCGTAGAGATGCGGCATTTGCAGACGGGCTTAGAGGAATGGCACTTTGGGGAAAGAAACTCATCGGGGAAAAGAAATTCGTTGCAGTCGTAATTAAACCCGATCTGAGTGATTAATAAAATTTTAAAGAGGAGATAAAAATGGCAACTCTCAAACCTACCAATTTGACGTTTAATACGGCTGTTAAAAAACCAGCAGCCGTAGCGTTTTCATCAAGCGACACGATTGACACATCAGGAATGAAAACTGAAGATCTTCTGATTGAGATCAATTCCGTTGCAAAAACTGGAGAAAAATCACTTGAATTGACCCTCAAGAAAGGAATCGGGTCAAACGCTGTTGCAGACAAGAAGATCACAGTCGCACCAGGAGAAAAAGTGATGATTTCAGGAGCAGAATCAGCAAGATTTGTTGATAAAGACGGGAAAATTGCAGTTTCGGGCGCACTTTCAAGTGCCGGTTCAGGCGGAGCGCTTGCGGACTACGAAGCGCACATCTACAACACAAAACCGTGAGGTCGCAATGAGAATTGAAGGAAAACCCGGAAAAAAGTTTTTTCGCTATGTTCTCCCTTACAAGGGCGCATCTATACCGAAAAAGATAGAACTTTTTGAGATTGGGGAAAAGGGCTTTGTAGATGTTGATGAATCAAAGCTGTATGACTTCGAGATCAAAAGGATAAAGAGGAGATTTCTTGAAAATGAAGAAACTCCTACCCAAGAAACAAAGGGAAAAGGTAAAGGAAAAAATACGAAAAAGGGACAGCCCGAAGAAACTCCTACCCCGGAAACAAGAGATTAACGAATGAACACGACACAAGCAAACATTCTGTTAATAGCTCCAGAGCTTAGCACAATTAGTGCTGGGCTCTGGACTCTTGTGTTGGCAGATGTCGCCGAAGAAATTACGGAAAATGATTATCCGGAAAGCAAAGTTGAAATACTTCAAAGATATTTAGGAGCGCATTATCTCACAAAACAGATACGGGGCTCAAATAACAATCAAAGCGAAAGCGTAATTGATTCGAGCTTTTCAAGATTTTCAAGCGACAACGAATTAATGACAACCAGTTACGGTGCTACATTTCTGAGACTGAAAAAGAATAATCAAGTATTAACGGGGTGTTGAATGTCGGTTCAAGTCATAAGACACAGAAACATTGAAAAAGAACTTGAAAACATCCTCAAAGAAGCAACCGTGGAAGCCGGATATTTTGGCGGAGAGGGTGGAGATGGTCAAAGCATTGCAGAAATAGCCGCAAAAAACGAAGTAACAAGACCGTTTATGTCAAGAGCACAATCAAAGGCAGAGAAAGAAGCACCTGATTTTTACGAAAAAGAAGCATCAAAAAAAGGGTTTGAAGTCAAGACTTTTTTTAATAAACTTGGTCTAAAAATGGTCGAGCTTATCAAAAAAGAGATTGACACAGCGACAGAGTGGGCGAAACCAAATTCAGATTACACAGTAAAAATGAAAGGTTCTTCTCATCCACTTATTGACACGGGAACAATGAGAAATAACACAGATTACAGGGTAAAATGACATTATTCGGGATACATTCCATAACTGTGAAAAACACACCGGTAACTCTTGTCAATGGGAAATATACCGCAGGAACGACCGTAACGAGAACAATCAGGGGAAACATTCAACCGTATCAACCGGATGAAAACTTACTGCAGGAGTTCGGCGATCGGGTCCAGAAGTTTTGTGCAGTTGTGACAAGCGAAAGCATTTTGATTGACGAGGTTGTCGTTTTTAACTCAGATAATTACAGAGTTATAAGGGTAAAAAACATGTCAAATCAGGGACTTGTAAAAAATGGAAATATTCAGGCAATAGGAGCGGTTTTTGATTAATTCGACAATTGATAAACTATTGACTGATTATGTTACAAGGCAAAGTATAACGCCTTTGTGGAGCAATCAGAGCAAAAAAAAGCCGTCATATCCTTATTGTGAACTTTCAATATTGGGAACGAATGACATTTCCGGATTGAGTGCAAGAGAAAGAACAAAAATATTTGACTGTAGATTCAGGGTCTTCACAAAAGACGATACAGCGTTGGAAAAATTAGAGGTTTTGAGAGATAAATTTGAAGACTTTACAGAAAAAGGATTACTCGGAGACCTGAAATTTGTAGCAGTTTTATCAGAAATAACGCCCATGAATGATAAACAGGAAGCGGTTTCAATATATTCAGGATTTTTTGATGCAAGATTTTCCTACACAAAAACAGCAGAAACACCAGTACCAATAGCAAGATTGAGCGGGGAAATTATGGATGTGCCGTTCGATATAATACTTGAAGAAATAGAAGGAGAGTAAAATGGCTTTAAATGTAGTAAAAAACGCGGTCAGATTGGCTATATCGCTTGCCGCCCCGCAGGTGACAAGTGATTTCGCAGGAACGCCGCTTGTTTTGGTTGATGTCGCAGATCTTCCAAGCTCAACAATATCAGCAGGATCGGACATACTTTACACGGTTCTTTCCGTTGAGAGTTGGGATGAGATAGCTTTGCAGAGTGACGGATCCAATGCTGATTCAGATTCATACCTTGCAGTGAAAAACCTGTTTGATCAGGAATCTCTATCAGGTGCGAAAGTTTCCAAAGTCCTTATAGGGGTCAACAGATCAACGACATGGCTTGCAACCTTCAATGCAATCTGGGCACTCACTCACAATTTTTTAGTTTGCATTGCAGGAGTTGACGACGGAGGAACTGAAGCAACAATAACAGATCTACTGGCAACAGCAAAAAAGGTTGAGGCGGTAGGGAGAGTATATTGCGGAACAACAAGGGATGCGAATTCATTGACAGCCGACACACTGAAAGCGACACTTGCCGCGAAACTCGAAGATGATTCAGTCAATTCGTTTATTCAATATTCAAAGAACACGGACGCCTTTGAGGTTTCCTGCATACTTGGAAAAATACTTCCAGACTTTATACCCTCTCTGAATCCTTGTTACAAGGCACTGAAAGAGGCAAAGGGGCTCGATGTTACAGATGCTGAATTTGCTTTTGCACAAGCGAAGAAATTGAATATAATCCTTAATGACGGAGAAGATCCGGTTTTGATCCCGTTCAATGGCTCCACGGATGCGGGAGGTCACTATGGTAGCATTTGTTCCAATGGACAATTTTTTGACAGAGAAGTTGCAAAAGCTTACATGAATATTGAAATACCTTTGAGATTTTATCAAAATTTCATAAAGTTGAGACATAAAATTGATCTCAACACGCTTGGAAGTCAGGAGACCACAGCGGAACTGATGAGTATCATAACAGAAATAGGAATTACTGAACCGCCGAGACCTTTTATTGAGGAAGGATTTGTTATTAATGTTCCTGATTTCTCTTCACCCGGCTACCCAGCGGCGAAAAAATCGCAAAGATGGGCCCACGGAGTAACTGGAACAGGTGAAATGCAATCCCCAATGAATGTTATTAATATCGAACTGAATTTTATATAAGGGGGGAAAAATGACAAGCACAGTAAGCTTAGACCCGAAAAACTATTTCGTAATAGTCGGAGGAGGAAAAAACGGAGGAGGAAACATCGAGGGAATTAATTCAATTGATCTTTCTTTTCCGAATGATGATTGTCAGATTGAAGTTGCGATAGACGGAGGAGTTACTTTTGTTGAAAATCCTGCCGGGAAAGTTTTTGAGGTGACTCTTGAAGTTGCCAAAGAACAGGACGGAAACAAAATCCTTCAGATATTTTCAAATGGAAAACTGCTCGCCCCGTTCACTATCATGAAGGCAAGCACAAATACACCGGTTATTTTCGTATCGAAAAGCAGGGTAATGTTTAAGGGGTGGGGAAACGATAATTCCGGAAGTGATAAAGCTTCAAGTTGGAAGATAATCGGGGCGACCTCAAAAATTCTTCACACTTAAAGAAAAGGGGTAGGAAATGAAAAAGCTTGTAAAAGAAGATATAATGTTTGTCCCAATTCCTGGACTCAAACTAAGACCGCTCTTAGAGAGTTACATTTGTTTTTCAGGCGGGGGACTGATTGAGCAGGAATTGATGAAAAAGGACATTGTCGAAACACTCTCAAAAGTTGACCGTGAAAATGAAATGTTTCAGCTTATGGGTGCGAAATTAATGCAGTCCCTTTTGAGATGGCCCGACAAAAAGAATGCGGAAAATCTGTTTTTTGCGCACTGCTCTTTAAAAGACTATGGAAAATTAAGTGAAGAAAAAGTCCAAACCGCTATAATGTCAGATTTCGGGATTATGTCCTTAACTATGATTTTTGTGGAGGCGTGGCTTTATTTTTTGGGGGAGTCTTTAGCCGACAAAGGCGACCAAGAAAAGTCAGAGGAGCCGGAGGATATTCCGATCGAAACGATATAGACTGGTTTAAGTGGGGGCCTATAATCAAGAAAAAGGCAACCATTACGGAGATCGAAAGAATGAGTATTGTTGATTTGCTTGACCTTCACGAAGCAATTGCCTACGAGGAGGATTGTATCGCATATCAATTAATGGAATCTCAGAGAGGCAAAAAATGAGCATATTAAGAGAATTCTTCATAAAAATCGGTGCTAAAGTTGATAAATCAGCAATGGGAAAAGCTGAATCAGCAATGAAAGATGTCGGAAAATCCGCAGCTTATGCAGCCGCAGGAGTCGGGGCCCTGCTTGCAACCTCATATTTATTCAAAAATTTTGTGGACAGTGTGACAAAAGCCGGAGATGAAGTTATTAAAATGAGTCGAAACCTCGGATTAACCTCTGATGAGCTTCAAAAATATCAATACGCCGGGGGAATAGCAGGAGTTTCAGCGGCAGAAATGGGAAACAGCGTTAAATTTCTTAATAAAAATATCTCAGAAGCAAGCGAAGGACTCGGAACAGGAAAAAGAGCTTTTGACCGTCTCGGGATATCCGTAAAAGATGCAAATGGAAAACTGAAAAGCAACACTGTTATTTTTGAAGAAATAGCCGGGAAAATAACCGGACTTGGAAAAGAACAGAAAACCGCTACATTGATGGAGATTTTCGGAAGATCGGGGTCACGAATGGGAAATCTTTTTCTTGAAGGGTCGAAAGGAGTGAAAGAGTTATTCAACAGATTTGATGAATTAAACCTTGCAATTTCAGAAGATAACATGAAAGCAATGGAAGAATATAACGACAGGGTTTTTGAATCAGAGCTTGCAACGAAAAAATTAAAGTCGGTTTTTGTGTCCGCTCTCCTTCCAGTTCTAACGAAAATGGCGGAAGCTTGGAGTAAAAAACTCGCAACCGCAATAAAATGGGTTACAGAGAACACAGATAAAATCACAGAATCATTTTCAAAATTCTTAAAAGTCTTGAAATACGCAGCAATAGGGGGATTATTATTTTCACTCGGTCAAATGGGAATCGCTTTAGGGTCTTTGGTGACAGCTTTTTCCGCCGTTGGAGTTGCAGGGGCTATGGCTTGGGCTAAGGCGTTAATTGGGCCGCTTTTGCTTGGTGGAGCAATCGCCGCCGTAAGCTTGTTAATTGAGGATCTTTGGCAAACCTACATGAATCCTGAAGCAAAAACCTTTACAAATTGGCTTTTAGATCGCTTTGAAAACAGGTTTCCAAAAGCATTTGAAAGCATAAAAACAATGATAAATGCCGCAAGATTATCACTCGCAGGGTGGGGATTGATTATTTCAAAAATATTTGGAGATGCAGAAAGCCAAAGAATTTGGGGTGAAATGATCAAAGAATACGGTGGTAAGGTTTACGAATCATCCGCAAAAGCAAGCGGACTTGATGAAAACGCCACATCATGGCAGAGATTCAGAAACTTTCCGGGAATCAAAACACTGATAGATGCTTCACCATTGACCGCAGCCGCAAACGCCCTTGAATACAATTTTATGACGAGTCCTCCAGGTGCGATGGACTTTGCGCCCTCTTTTGGGGCCGGAAAAACATTTAATATTCAGAATGTAACAGTTCCGGCAGGATCGGGGAACATTGACGAGTTTATAATGAATGTGGAAAAAGCAGCGGAAGAAATAAAATGACAGTGATCTACATTGACACAGATAGACTTGAAAAACCAATTCCAGTTTTCGGGATTATATGTTCAGGACTGAAACAGGAGAAGTTTTCTTTGACGGCAGAAGTTTTTCAGCACCCCGTAGATTCTCAAAAAATGTTTGTATCGGACGGAGTAAGAAAAAACCCCTTAGTTTATACCTGTGATTTTTTTATTGCAGACAATCCGCAGACTTTTCTTGAACAAATCATGTTTTTTGGTAATCCTGAATTCTGGAAAGATTTATTTGCTGATGCAGTCAGAACTTTTGACGAAACTTTCTTGGTTGGAACAGTGGAGCCGATGCTTCAGAACTCATTTTCAGCATTCGTTTATAAGACTATTGAATCAATGATCGGTTATGAATTAATAATGAATACCTCGGTCGGAGAATATAAAAGAATGTTCCTGAAAGATGCGGAAGCCACAAGAGACAACACACGCAGGGGAATGAGCTTTAATTTGACTCTTTTGGAAGTTTTCACTGTATCAAAACAAATAACAACAATGGAGATTCAAAAAAAGTATAACCCCAAAAAAGCAGATACAGAAACAGCAACAAAAACAGCCGGAAAAGAAAACGCAGGAAAATTACAGGAAACATCAATTCTTGTCGATTTAGGAGCGCCGGGATTATGAGATATTTTGAACTTCCTGAATCAACTCATTTTTCTTGCAGTTTTCCGATCGGGAATAATATCTACCGTGCTGAATTTAGAACACTTTCAGGATCAAAAAAGCAAATATGGACAGTTAGAGATCAGGAAGGCAATGAGCTTTTCAAGAATATTTACGCAGTTACAAAAATAAATTATGCAGATCTTTTCGGCGGTTTTCCTGAAAATGTAACACTGATGATCGTTGTTTTTGAAGGAAAAAGATATGTTGCAACTGAAGGATAGAGAATTATATGTCAAAATTAATGAAGAATCTTTCGTTAATTACCTTGATTTGAAAATCCTTCACACGACCGAAATTAAAAACAAACATATTGATTTCACTGGGAAAAGAGAAAAAAAAGGAGCAACAGGAACGCTCTCAATATACAATCTTGACTTTGAATTCACTGAAAAAATGAGTCTGGAGCTTTGGGGGGGATATTCGCTGAACGGAAAACCCAATATTTTCAGGATTTTCAAAGGGGATATAACCGATCTTTCAGTTACAAAAGAAGGAATTGACACAAAAACAACGATACAGTTAATTGACGGACACACACTCACACAAGCGGAAAATTTCAGAGCTTACACAAAAGACACAACAATAAAAGGAATGTTGACAGATGCAATTGACGACCTTAAGAAAGCGGGAGCAGAAATAGTAGAAAATATCCTTGAAAAAATAAACGAGATTACGGGCGGAAAGAAAAAGAAGGCAGCAAAGGCAAAAGCAAGAAAAAAAATGTTAAAGGGAATAGAGCAAATTCTTTCAGGATATGAAAAAGATGCAGACCCCGTAATTCATAACGGATTAATTGACATAATCATTGACGGAGAGATCGGGGGGGCTGTGATTGACCTCACTCCTGATTCAGGGTTGGTCGGAGCGATAAATAAATCTATTAAATTTGAGAAAGGCAAAACCCCGAAAAGCTCGGTAAATTTAACGAGTTTGATGATGACAGATTACAGAATCGGGCAGGGAATAAGTGCTGAAAAAAAATTATATCACATAGCGGGAATAAATTACAACCTCTCGAATTACAGAACGCCTTTTTATGCTGAATTAGAGGTAATATGAAAAAAACACTCTCTGAAACCCTCGTCTACCTTTCAAAAGCGATAAAAGAAAGCATTCTCGTAGCCAGAACTGGAACAATTGAAAACATAAAGGGAAAGTTTGTTGATGTTAAGCTTGAGAATGGAGATATTCTGGCAGAAGTTCCCGTAATGAGCTTTTCAAAGTCTTCAAGTGTCGGATTATTTCTTCCAATCACAAAGGGGGATACAGGAACCCTCCTTTTTTACGACCATAGCTTAGAAGCGTTTCAGAATGAAGCAATTGAAAATACAGAAGAAAGAAACCATGATCTTTCCGACTGTCTATTCATTCCAGGATTCTTTTCAGAAAGCAAATCTCCTGATTTTCCCGACAATGTTCAATTGAAAAACGGCAACATGACAATTGAATTAAGTGACGGAAAAATAAAAATACAGGGCGGAAGTAAAGAAGTCATGGA